GGCAGCTCCGTCTCCTGCCCGCGCGTCAGCCGGTAGCCGGGCGCTGCGCTCTCCTCCGCCACCGCGAGCATGGCCGGCGTCAGCACCATCGCCGAGGTCTCGCCGAAATGGCGGAAGCGGACCGCGCCGCCGCTTTCCGCCGCGTCGAAGAAGCAGGCGAGCATCAGCGGCTCCAGTGCCGCGCGCGGCGACATGATGCGGTCGATGACGAAACCGTCGACGACGCCCGTCAGCGCGCCTGCATCGAAAGCCTCGAAGCCGACATCGCGCATGATCGCGGCCGCGAGCGCCGGCAGCGAAGCCGCGCCCATCCGCCCGTTGAGCCAGTGGCCGCATTGCCAGTTGTCCGCATCCGCCCAGATGTCGCGCCGTTCGGGAAAGGCGGGGAAGGGCCGCGCGTCCCAGGTCCAGAAGAAGATGCGCGACGGATCGACCATCCGCCCGCCATAAAGACCGGAGACCGGGTTCGAGCCCGCCACATGGTCTTGATGCGAGGGATCCCACCAGGACATCTGCGCCTCGATGAAGCGGCGCTGTATGAAATCGTCCCGCAACCCGTCGGTGAAATGCGGCAGCCCGCTCTCCGACGATTTCGGATCGCTGAAGACATTCGGCTCGTTGGTGCCCTTGTCGACCGCCGGACAGCCGGTCTCCGTCAGCCAGACCGGCTTCGATTGCGGCACCCATGCCGTCGGCGCCGCCGCTTCCGTGCCGCCCGGCCGGTCGTAATGCGCGTTCGCCCACCACGACGCGATGTCCTTCGCACGCCACACCCAGGGCTTCCCGTAAGCGCCATCGGTAATCGGCGTGCGGATCTGCGCCGCGCGGTCTTCCCCGCTCGCATAATACCAGTCGAACCCCTCCCCGCCCGCGATGCGGCTGCGCAGGTAATCGAGGTCGTAGATCGAACGCCAGCCTTCCGCCGCATCGAGATGCGCATGGCCGTCGCGCCAGTCGGTCAGCGGCGCATAATTGTCGATGCCGATGAAATCGATGTCGGGGTCGGCCCAGAGCGGGTCGAGGTGGAAGATGAATTCGCCGCCGCCCGCATCATGCCCGCGATATTCGCTCCAGTCGGCAGCATAGGAAATCTTCGTCCCGGGGCCGAGGATCGCGCGCACATCCGCCGCCAGCGTCTTCAGCGCCGCGACCGCCGGATAGTTTCCCGCCCCGTCGCGGATCTGCGTCAGCCCGCGCATCTCCGAACCGATGAGGAAAGCGTCGACACCGCCCGCCGCCGCGCAAAGCCCTGCATAATGCAGCACCATGCGCCGGTAGGACCACGCGCCGCCGTCGAAGAACGCCGCCACCGCCGCCGCCGCCGCGTCCGTCCCGTCGAGGTCGCGGTCGCAGGTGATGCGTCCGCGCCAGGGATAGGCGGGCTGCCCCGCCGCGCCGGTCCAGGGATCGGTGAGCGAGTTGTCCGCCGCCACGTCCATCATGACGAAAGGATAGAAGACGACCTCGAGCCCCCGCGCGCGCAAATCCTGCAGCGCGCGCGTGACGGATGCGTCGGACGGTGTGCCGCCATAGGCCGGGTGTCCGTCCACCGTGCTGACGACGTCCGCGCCGCCGCGCGCGAGCCCGGCGACGTTCCAGCTTCCCGGCCAGCTTATCTTGTGGCCCGTCTCGACCTTCGGCCGCACGCTGCAATGGCCGCAGCGGAGATCGTCGCCGAACCACGACACGACGAGCGACACGCAGCGCGCATTCGGCAAGGTCGCCTCGAGCTGNTCCATCGCGACGAGAAAATCGGCGCGCCCGTCCGACGTATGCACATTGATCGCGCGGCTNGAGGTCTCGCTCAGTATNTCGCGCGGACTTTGGGTGTCGTAGACGAACTCGCCCGCGCCGGGGATGACCGTCACCGCGCGCACCAGTCCNTCCACGTCGTCGAGGTTGCGGAAAACCTCGAAGCTCAGTTGCGGGATGCGGTTGCCGAANGCNGTNACGTCCATCTCCTCGNACACGATATAGGCCGTNCCGCGATAGGCCGGTGCCGCGCCTTCCACCGCCTCGATCAGCGGATCGCATTCCTGCNTCTCGCCGCCCGGGTGGAGCCGCCATGCGACATTCGCCAGCGACAGCGGCTTGCCNTCNGCCCAGACGCGGCCGATGCGCGNCACCTCGCCTTCGCAAAGCGCGACCGCGAAGGAAACGNTGTAGCTGTATTCCGTCACGCTCGCGGAGGAGCCGCCGCCCTTGCCGCCGCCGGACGAGCGCGNGCTNGCGTGCTCGCGGTAATTCGTCGCCCAGATCACCTGCCCCGCCAGCCGCACGCGGCCATAGGCGCGCGGGATCGGCGCGCCTTCCGTCGACGACATCACGTGAAGGTCGTTGAGGCGCGGGCCTTCCGCCGATGCCGTGCCGCCGAAGAGTTGCGCGTCCACATAGGAGCCGGCCATCGTGCCGACTGCGCTGCCGATGGCGGCGCCCGAAATCGTCGCACCAAAAAAACTCAGGCCCGAGGGCAGCAGCGCGCTGCCGAGCGCGGAGCCGGCGCTCGATAGAACGATCGTCGCCATGCGTCAGCTCTCCAGACCGGGGAAACGAAAAGCGCAAGCCGCCCGCGCGCGCCACCAGCGGCCGAGCGAGGTCTCGACGACGGCGCTTCCCGACCAGGCATGGATCATCCGGTCTTCGCCGCTCACGATCGCGACATGCTTCGCCGGCCCGTTCGCGCGCATGCGGAACAGCATGATGTCGCCCGCGCCGGCCTCGCCACAGGCGATCTCGGTCATGTGCCGCCGCGCCGCGTCGGCCATCGTCTCGTCGCCCGCGCCGCCGGGCGTCTCCGCCCAGTCCGGCGTATAGGGCGGCGGCGTCTCCGGCTCCGCGCCCATCGTCTCCCGCCAGACGCCCCGCACGAGGCCGAGGCAGTCGGCGCCCGCGCCTTTCACGCTCGCCTGGTGGCGGTAGGGCGTGCCGATCCAGCCGCGTGCCGCCGCAACGATCTCATCTCTTGTCGTCATCTCAGCCGCGCCTTCCGCCGTCGGTCGTACCGCTCGCGCCCGCCAGCACGTAGTCGTTGCCGGGCATATGCGGGAAAGCCGCGAAAAATTCCCGCCATTGCCGAATTTTGCGCGGCAGGTGCCGAACTGCTTGTCGCATCCGGCCGTCACGGCGAAGCTGTCGCCGGCATCCACGCCCCGCGCCATCGCCCGCCAGAGTTCGATCCGGACGCCGCCCGTGCCCGCGCGATGCGCTTTCACTTCCATCGAAGCGCCCGCGTTCGCGCCGCTCGTGAAGGTCAGCTTTCCGCGCGTGAAATGTCCGTCCTCGTAGCCGTCCAGCCCGTCCGGGACGATCTCCCGGTTGCCGCTCGCGCTCGCCACCGCGCCCGTCGCCTCCCAGGCGGCGATGTCGAGGCCACAGCGCGCATCGCNGAAATCCGCATCGCAGCCATACTGGAAGAGCCGTCCCGTGGGCTGGTTCAACCGGTGCGCAAGGCCGCGCAACTCCGCCGAGAAGCTTGCGCCCGAGCGCGTCACCTCGCCGAGATTGCCTTTCCGCATCAGCACGCGCTGTTCCGCGTCCCGCCAGTTCACGCGCCAGATTTCGATCTCCGCGTCGTCATAGAGCCCCGCCGCGAGATCGCCCTCGTCGATCCGCGCGGAGCTCAGCGCGCCCGCAATGTCGAGATTGTCAACATTGAGCCCGCCCGAGCTTTCCAGCGCCGACGCGGTGAAGCCGCCCGCCGCTTCATACGTCGTGCCGTCGAATTCGAGGTCGCCGTCTTGATCGGTAAAGCCGAGCACCGTGCCGTCCGCGCGCGTCAGCTTCCAGCACCAGGCAAGCGTCGTCGCACCGCTCGCGAGATGTTCCGCGAGGGCCGGAGGAAGCGTTTTCATNNNGCTAGACCCTGATTTCGACGATCGGAATATTGGGNACGCTGCCTGCCTCGAAAGCGGCNAGATTGATGTCGAGAAAATCCGTGTCGAAGCGGACCGGCACNTCGAACTCGAAGCCCGCCGTCACGCTCACGCCCTCNCCCGGCGCCACCGNGAAACTCACGATGCCCGTCGAAAGATCGACTCCGAAATCCGCTCCCTCTTCCATCGCCGCGCCGCCGGCGGCAACGCGCAGGCTCCCGGCAACAGGCTTCTCTATAACGCGCGTATAGCTCGCCTCGCCCGAGGCATAGGTCTTCACGAGCTGAAACGCCGTCCGCTCGCCGTCGCCCGTGCCGAGCATCTGGTCCGCTGCGCTCACAACGGCGCCGGGCGCGCAGCTCCTGCAATCGGCGCGATCGCGCCAGCGAAAGCCGTGCAGCCGTCCGTGCCGCGCCTCGAAGAAGGCGACCAGCGCATGGATGTCGTCGAGCGCGCGAATGCCGTAGCCCGCATTGTAGCGCCGCCGCGACGCCGCCCAGGGCGAGTTGCGTTCCTCATGTCCGGAACCCAGCGTAACGATCTCCGTCCGCCGCTCCGGCCCGCCCGACGCACCCAGCGCGATCTCCAGCGGAAAACGAATTTCGTGAAATGCCATGTGATGGGAAACTCTCTCTATTGCTCCTGCCACCCTCCCCCTGTGGGAGGGTCAAACCGCTGCAAGCGGTTTGGGGAGGGGTGAGGGTAGATCGGTCACTAACTATTCAGTGTCATCCCGGCACTTGTTGCCGGGACCCAATCCACGTCGATGCTTGTTGCGGAGAGCGTGGTGCCCCGGTGCGGAGCCGGTGCACTGCCCGATTATCTCTGCTGAGGGAACCAATGGGTCCCGGGCACAAGGCCCGGGATGACACTGATTTTTTTGGCCGCCGGAAAACAAATGCCGGCTCTCACAAATTCCTCGAACCCCGCCCCGCCACGCGCGCGAGCATCGCGGCGATCTGCGATTCCGAGCGGCGGAANCTCTCGGCGTCCGCCGCCGTCACATTGAAAGTNATCTGCATCGGCGCCGCGCCGCCTTCCGCTGCCACGCCGAGCCGCCCATCCGCGCCGCGCCGCAGCGGCAATATCGCCTCCGCGCCCGCTTCGCCCGCGAGCCCCGTGCCGCCGCGCAGCGGGAAAAGCATCGGGCTCGACACCACGCCACCCTTGGCGAACGGCATCACGCG